GCCTGGGTCCGTCCCTAATGGCTAGTTCCGGGACGCGGAATGCCGCGAAGCGCTTCGGCACGACTGAGCCCGGCCCATGGATGTCGTGGCCCGAGCGGCGCCCGCACACCAGGTGCATCCGGTTCATCGAGACGTGGTGTCGCGCGCCGAAGGGCTACGGCCACGGGAAGCCGATCCGGCTGGGCCGCTTCCAGAAGCGCTGGCTGCGCAAGTTCCTTGGCGACGACGACGTGTTCGCGGCCATCGCGTCCTGGCCGCGGGGGCAGGGGAAGTCGACGCTGCTCGCGGCGGTCGCCGTGTGGGCCACGTTCGACAAGTGCGTGTCGGGCACGCCCGATGTCCCGATCGTCGCGACCACGGTCGGGCAGGCCATGAAGTCCGTGTACAACGTCGCCGTCGCGATGGTCCAGGCCGAGCCCGAGCTCGCCAACCGCGCGAAGCTCTATACGGCCGTCTCGGACCCGCGCATTGAGGCGCTGGGCGGGGGCCGCATGTACCCGATCGCCAACGACGTCGACACGCTCCAGGGCCTGGACTACTCGCTCGCGATCATGGACGAGATAGGGTTCCAGCCGCTCATGGCCTACTCATCGCTCGCGCTAGCCCAGGGCAAGCGGGAGTGGTCCAAGATCGTCGGGATCGGCACGCCCGGCTTCGACCAGGACAATGCGCTCTGGTGGATTCGCTCGAAGCTCGAAGACGGCGGGACGATGCCGGGCATGTTCTTCTCGGAGTACGCCGCCGACGAGAACTGTGACCACCTCGACGAACGCCAGTGGTACAAGGCGAATCCGGCCCTGGGCGAGGGCTTCATGAACATCCAGGCGCTGCGCGCGGCCTCGGGCCTGATGGAGGCGCACTTCAGGATCTTCCGCCTGGGCCAATGGGTCGACGGCGTCGACTCCTGGCTTGGCGAGGACGGGCGCGCCGTGTGGCGCGCGCTCATCGACCCGTGGAAGCTGGAGCCCGGACGGCCGACCTACGGCGGCCTGGACGTCGGGATCAAGCGCGACTCGACCGCGCTCGTCCTCGTGCAGCAGCGCGAGGACGGCCGCTGGCACGCCGCGTGCAAGATATGGATGCCCGCCGACGAGACGCTCGACGTCGCCGACATCATGCAGTACATCAGGGAGGTCGACGAGACGCTCGATGTCAAGGCGATCGGCTACGACCCGCGGCTGTTCGAGCTTCCCGCGTCCTACCTCGCCGAGGAGGGCATTCCCATGGTCGAGATGCCCCAGTCCCTGGAGCGCATGACGCCCGCGTTCGGGCAGCTCTACCAGGACATCAAAGACGGCATGATCAGCGTCGACGATGATCGGACCTTCCAGCAGCAGATGCTCAACGGCATCCCGAAGTGGAACCAGAGCGGGTTCACGCTCAAGAAGATCGGGCAGAAGCGGAAGATCGATGCGGCCTACGGCCTGGCGATGGCGATGGACCGCGCGAAACACCCCGTGAAGGAACGGCCGCCGCTCGCGGCCGTGTGAGGTCGGTTCACGGCGCTATGCTCTCGACATGAAACTCAGATGGCCGAGATGGGGCCGCACCGCACAGGACCAGGCGCCCGTGTTGCAGCGGTCGTCGCTCGTGTCCATCTCGGACCCGAATCTGGAGCTGTTGTTCGGCGCGGTCCCCTCGACCACGGGCGAGCTCGTCTCGGAGCGGACGGCGCTGACGCTGTCGGCGGTGTGGCGGGCCGTGGCGCTCATCGCCGGGACCATCGCGTCCCTGCCGCTGCGGACCATCGAAACCGACCCGGACGGCGAGCGGCGCCAAGTCTCATCGTGGCTCGACAACCCCTCGGGACCAGGGCTCCTGGTCCCGTTCGCGTGGAAGGAGCTGGTGCTCGTCCATCTCCTCCTCCACGGCAACGCCTACCTCCTGAAGCTCTACAACGCCGCGGGCGCCCAGGTCGGCGCCTGGCCGATCCACCCGACGCAGGTCGGGGTGTCCTTCGACTGGGACGTGAGCCCCATCGACGGCAAGGTGTTCACGGTGACGCTCGACTCGGGCGAGACGCTCGCGCCGCTGACGTCGGCCGACATCACGCACATCATGGCGATGAGCACGGACGGGCGCATGGGCCTGTCGCCGATCGCCGTCGCGCGCGAGTCCCTCGGCACGGCGATGGCCGGGGACCGGGCGGCGGCGTCGATGTTCGCGAACGGCGCGCTCGTCTCCGCGATCGTCACCTCGGACGGCGAGGACATCACCGAGGCCGAGGCCAAGACCGTCAAGAAGCAGCTCATGTCGCAGATGACCGGCGCCGGGAACGCCGGGAACATCGCTGTCATCAACCGCAAGCTGAAGGTGAACCAGTGGTCCCTGTCGGCCGCGGACGCTCAGTTCCTGGAGTCGCGGCAGTTCTCCATCGAGGAGGTCGCCCGCTGGTTCGGTGTGGCGCCCCACCTGCTCATGCAGATGCAGAAGTCCACCAGCTTCGGCACCGGGATCACCGAACAGAACCTCGCCCTCGGGCGGCACACGCTCATGCCGTGGACGGCCCGCTTCGAGGAGTACTTGACGCGGGACCTCTCGGGCGCGCGCCGGGTCGCCGAGTTCGACTTCACGCCCCTGGAACGCCCCAACCCCAAGGACGAGGTAGCGCTCCTCATCGCCCAGGTGAACGCGGGCCTGATGTCGGTGAACGAAGCGCGGGCCGTGCGCGGCCTGCCCGGCGTCGGCGACGTCGGCGACATCCTCCGCCAGCCCGCGAACACGGTGCCCGGACCGGTGACCTCCGATGCGGTCGACCCCGACGCGGTCGCTGCGGGAGCTGGTTCTGATGGCTGAGTTCTACACGCCCATGGTCCGCGCCGAGCTCACCGGCGACGGCAACACCCTCACCGGCTACGCCGCCGTCTACGACGAGGTCGCCGAGACCACGAACGAAGGGTGGGCCGAGAAGATCGCCCGCGGCGCCTTCGATGAGGTCCTGGCCGACCCAGCCACCGACGCGCGCGCCGTGTTCAACCACTCCATGACGAACATCCTGGGCCGCCAGTCCGCCGGGACGCTGAAGTTGCGAAGCGACGAGGTCGGCCTCCACTACGACATCACGCTCCCGCGCACGACGTTCGCCGAGGACCTCAAAGAAATGGTGAGAAGAGGCGACGTCACCGGCGCGTCCTTCGCGTTCGCCGCCGGGGAGATGAAGCGCGGCACCTCGCCCGCCGGGCGCATGATGGTCACGCACACGAAAATCGCACGGTTGATCGACATCTCAGTGGTGCCGCTCCCCGTGTACGCGGGCGCCACGGTGGCGCTCCGCGGGCAAGACCCGGCCGCCGCGGCACTCGCCCGGCGCGCCCAGATGATCCAGATCAGGGCGCGAGCCCGAGCGAAGGGATAGACCCATGTCCATTGAAGAACTGCTCGCCGCCATCCAGGCGATCCTGGACAAGGCGAAGGGCGAGGGCCGCGAGCTCACCGAGGAGGAGGTGGCCCAGGCCGAGGAGCTGGAGCGGTCGCTCGACGTCCTCAAGCGCGGCCAGCTGGTCCAGGCGCGCGTGGCCGCGCTCCAGGCCACCGACAACACCATGCTCCGCGCCGTCAACGGCTCCGGCGCTGGCGTGCAGACCGCGGCCCAGTCCGCGGGCGCGGGCCTGTACGGAACCGCCGCCACCGAGCCCTCCGACGCCGACAAGGCGACGCTGGAGCGCGCGTTCGACATCTACGTCCGAACCGGCCGGGTCGAACAGGAAATGGTCCACTTCCGCGCCCAGGGCGTCGGCACGCCCTCCGCGGGCGGCTACCTCGTCCCCGACGAATTCCGTCAGAAGCTCGTCGACCGGCTCGTGAAGTTCGGCGGCCTCGCCGAGCACGCGGAGACCATCACCACGTCGACGGGCGCGCCGCTGGAGTGGCCGACGCTCGACGACACCGCGAACCAGGGCCAGATCGTCGCCGAGGGCGCCACGCCCGCCGCGGGCGCGGACCTCGTCTTCGGCTCGAAGGACCTCGGCTCGTGGACGTACCAGGCGCCCGGCGCCGGGACCGACCCGCTCCGCGTGTCCGTCGAGCTCGCCCAGGACTCCGCGTTCAACATCCAGGACCTGGTCCAGCGGAAGCTGGGCCAGCGGATCGCGCGCTCCCAGGCCCTGCACTGGGTCAACGGCACCGGGACCGGCCAGCCCGAGGGCATCACCGCCTCTACCGGCCCCTCGCACACGTTCACCGGCGCCGAGATCACCTACGCCGCGCTGGTGGCCGCGAAGCATTCCATCGACCCGGACTACCGCGACGGCGCGAAGTGGTTCTTCAACGACCAGACGCTGGCCGCACTGGAGTCCGTCGTGGACACCACGGGCCGCCCGCTGCTCATGCCCGCCGCCCAGTCCGGCATGGCCGGGGACGCGGGGCTGACGCTCCTGAACCACCCGATCGTCATCGACCAGGGATTCGACGACTACACCGACGCCTCGTCCAACAACTGGGGCGCCTTCGGGAACATGAACGAGGCGTACGTGATCCGGCGCGTGCGGGACGTCCAGCTCATCGTCAACCCCTACAGCAGGGCGAACAACCGGCAGATCGAGTACACCGCGTGGGCCCGCGCCGACGGCGCCGTGCAGAACCCGTACGCCATCAGCATCCTCAAGAACGACGCTGCGTAGCGGCAGAAGGGAGGCGGCCCCATGGCCTGGGCGCCGGACTACGTCGACCTCGCCGCGGCGAAGGCGAACCTCCGCATCCCCGTCGACGACACGGCGGACGATGCGGACCTGGCGCTGCACATCACGGCCGCCTCCCGGAACATCGACCGCTTCGCGAACCGCCAGTTCGGGAAGGTCGATGCCGTCACCGACCGGTTCTACGCCGCCGAGTGGGACCGGGACTGGGGATACTGGGTCGTCCACCTCGACGACGTTCACGACGGCACGGGCCTCGAAGTCGCGTTCGACGCCGCCGGGGACGGGACGTTCACCACGGACCTGACCGGGACGCTCGGGCCTCTGTCGGCTCCGGCGGACGGCAGGCCCTACACGTACTTGAAGCTGTCGAGCACTGCGAGCGTGACCGCCGTCCCGGACGGCGTCCGAGTGAGGTCCGCCGGGTTCGGATGGGGCGCGGTCCCGAACCCGGTCAAGGACGGCGTCCACTTGCAGCTCAACAGGTTCTTTGTGCGCAGGAACTCTCCATACGGCGTCGCCGGATCGCCCGAGCTCGGGAACGAGATGCGGCTGCTCAACAAGCTGGACCCCGACGTGGAGGTCATGATCCGGCCGTTCCAGCGGTACTGGGCGGGGGCGTAGCTGTGGACTTCATGGCCGTGATGACAGAGGTGACCGGGCGGCTCGACGGCGTCGGCGGCCTGCGGGTGTTCCCGACGCCGCCCGAGGCCGCCCCGGCGCCGTTCGCGTGCTGCGGCGCCCCGGAGACGTCGACGCTGCGGCTGACGTCCAACGTGCTCGGGAACGGCCTGACTCGGCTGACGCTCCCGCTCATGGTCGCCGTGGCGGGCGTCTCGGACCGCAACGTGTGGCCCGCGCTCCTGGCGTACGTCTCGACCTCGGGTTCCTCGTCGGTGACGAGGGCCTTGGAGGAGCCCGACGAGTACACCGCCTTCGACACGCTCGCCGTCCTCGGCTTCGAGACGGCGACGTTCACCATGGCCGACGTGACGCTCCTGGCCGTCACGTTCAACCTCGACATCGTAGGAAGGTAGGACCTATGCCCGCGAAGCACGGCAAGACCACGTCGACGAAGGTCAACGCCATCGACATCTCCCCGCACACCCGCAATACCGAGTGGAAGCGGGCCGCCGACACGCACGACGTGACCGGGTACAAGGCCGACGACACCGACACCGCGAAGAACTACATCGCGGGCCTGACGGACGGAACGATCACCATCTCGGGCACCTACGACACCGACGTCACGACCGGGCCGGGGAAGGTCCTGGAGGACTGCATTGCCGCCGGTATCGCCGTGCCGTTCGCCTACGCCGTGGAGGGCATCGGCACCGGGAAGCCGCTCCAGAGCTGCAACGTGATCGTGCAGACCTACAACGAGACGGCGCCCGTGGCCGACATCGTCACCTGGACGTCGGACCTCCAGATCACCGGCGCCGTCACCAAGACCACGCAAGCATAGAGAAGGATCAATCTGCCATGACCGAACCGCGCTACTTCCAGCCCGGCGAGGAGCCCGAGACGCCGCCGTTCTACAACGAGGTCGCCCGCGTCAAGGAGTCGCTTGTCGAGCCGCCCGAGGCGCCCGAGGCCGCCCCACGCTACGCGACCGTCGACGAGCTCCTGACGACGCGGCCCGAAGGCGCCACCGACGAGGAGGACTTCCGTCTCCCGGCCACGGGCCTCGTCGTGCGCATCCGACCGCTCACGCGCGCCGAGGTCCTCAAGATCAACAACCAGGACCTGGGCCTCGCCGAGCGCGAACAGCGCTACACCTCCAAGGCCCTCGTCGAGCCGCGCATGACCCCCGACGCCGTCAAGCGCTGGCAGGAGCACGGGCACGCCGGGGACATGGGCGAGCTCATCGACCGCATCGGCACCATCTCCGGCCTCACCAAGGGAGGCGAGAAGGCCGCGGCCCGGTCGTTTCCACGATCCGGAGAGTGACCTCTACTTCGAGCACTACCTCGCCGAGAAGCTGTCGCGCACGGTGGAGGAGCTACGGCAGACGATGAGTAACGGCGAGTACCAGCGATGGGGCGTCTGGTACGCCGTGCAGGCCCAGCAGGCAGAGTTGGAGCGCATGAGGATGGAGTCCAGGAGGTAGCCATGGCAGCACCGGTCCAGGTCAAGGTGGAGGGCCTGAGGCAGTTCACCAAGTCTCTGAAGGACGTCGACCGCGAGCTCCCGAAGGCGGTGCGGCTGTCGAACAACCGCGTCGCGACCATCGTCGTCGACGGCGCCCGGCCCGAGGTCCCCTTCCGCACCGGCAAGGCCCGCGCGTCGATGAAAGCCAAGTCGACGCGCACCGCGGTGCGCGTCGGCGCCGGATCGAAGCGGGTGCCGTATTACGGGTTCCTCGACTTCGGCGGCAAGACCGGCATCGACAAGTCGGTGGTCCGGCCGTTCTACACCGCGGGCCGGTACATCTACCCGACCTACTCCGCGAACCGCGACCAGGTCGTTGAGGTCATGGTGGAGGAGTACACGGCGATTGCCGTGCAGGCCGGTCTGGAGGTCTCCTAGTGGCCGCCGGGGGCCCGACCGTCACCCTGACGTTCGCGGGCGATTCGAAGCCCGCGACGACGGCGCTCGACGAGGTCGGCGACGCCGCGGAGTCGATGGACTCGCGCGTCTCGGACTCGACCGCGGGCCTCGACGCCGCCGGGGAGGGCTTCGACGACGCCGAAGGGAAGGCCCAGGGCTTCAACGACACGCTCTCGGGTGTGACCGACACGATGGGCGGCGTCGGCCAGATCGCCTCGGGTGACCTCCTGGGCGGCATCATGACCCTGGGCGGCGGCCTGGCCGACCTCGCCGGGGGCATCTCCGCGTTCGTCATCCCGGTATTCGGCCAGCTCATCGCCGCAACATGGGCCTGGACGGCGGCGCTCCTGGCGAACCCCATTACCTGGATCGTTCTGGGCATCCTCGCCCTGATCGCCGTCATCATCCTGCTCGTCGTGTACTGGGACGAGATAGCCGCGGCCACGGCCACCGCCTGGTCCTGGATCAAAGAATCCGCAGGTAAGGGCGTCGACTGGGTCAAAGAGAAGGTGAACGACTTCGTCGGCTGGTTCAAGGCCCTCCCCGGCCGGATCTCCGACGCCGCGTCGGGCCTGTTCGACGGCCTGAAAGACGCTTGGAAGTCGGCGGCGAACTGGATCATCGACAAGTGGAACAACTTCTCGCTCACGATCGGTGGCGGGTCGATTGCGGGAATTGACATTCCCGAGGTCACGCTCTCGACGCCGAACCTCCCCCGCCTGCACACCGGCGGCCGTGTCCCCGGCGCGCCCGGACAGGACGTGCTCACCGTGCTCCAGGCAGGCGAGCGCGTCACGTCCGCCGGACAGACGCACGCGGCCGACATGCAGGGCGCCGGGACCATCGTGTTCGCCGGGCCCGAGGCGATCCTGGCGATGCTCCGCGCCATGATCGTCTCCAAGGGCGGCGTCGACGTCGTGTTCAGGAGGTCGTAGTGGCCCGCCCGCTTCCCCAGGTCGAATTGCGCTACTCCGGCTCGTGGCACACGATCACGCAGGACGTGTACGCGAACCAGTCGCTGACGACCTCCCGCGGCCAGCGGGACTGGGCCACGCTCGCCGACCCGGCCGAGATGGTCGTCCCGCTCATGCAGCACGAATCGAAGTACGCCACGGCGCCCGGCGGCGCCCCCATGATCGGCCGGTACGCGCCCAGGAATCCGCGATCGGACCTGTTCGGCCTGATCGGGCGGACCACGCCGATCCGGCTGCGCCTGGGCACGGCGAGGCCGCGGCTCACCATCCCCGGCACGACCGCGGCTGTCGCCTCGACGCCCGATGCGGTCGCGCTGCGCCTGACCGGGGACCAGCGCATGGAGCTGCTCGTCAAGCCGAGGTCGTGGCGCCCGGTCGGCGCCGCGGGCCTGGCGCGGCGGTACCTCACGACCACGACGCAGCGGGCCTGGGCCTGGTGGCTGGGCGAAGACGGGCGCCTGTTCGTCCGCTCCTCCTCAGACGGCGCTGTGGGCGTCGACCGCGTCTCCTCGGTCGCAGTGCCCGACGACGGCGCCGAGCGCTGGATCGCCGTGTGGCACGACGTCAACAACGGCGCGGGCGGCTCGACGATGGGCTTCGAGACGAGCCCGGACGGCGTCACCTGGACCGCGCTCGGGACGAACCAGGTGACCGCGGGCGTCTTCGCGTACTTCGCGGCCCAGGCGCCCCTGGAGCTCGGGCGCGTCAACGCCCCGACCGGCGGCGGCGTCGCGGTCCCCGCGCTCGACGGCGAGATAGGCGCCTTCCGGTACCGATCGGGCATCCTCCCGACCTCGACGCTCGTCTGCTCGGTCGACTTCCGCACCGCCGACACCGACACGAGGACCCTCCTCGACAACGCGGGCCGCACCTGGACGCTGTCCGACGCGGCCTACATCTCGGACACCTCGATCCGGTTCGCCGGGGAAGCCTCGTCGTGGCCCCAGGACTGGGACCCCTCGGGCAAGTTCCGCTCCTCGGTCATGACCGCCTCGGGCGTGCTCCGGCGCGCCCAGAAGAACGAGGTGCCGCTCCAGTCGAGCCTGCGCCGGGACCTCTCCACCCGCGCCAACGTGGTCGCCTACTTCCCGCTGGAGGAGCGCGCCGGGGCGCCCCGGTTCGCCTCGGGCCTGCCCGGCGACACGTCCTACCTCCGGCCCGGCGATCCCGCCGAGGTGAAGATGGGCGCCAACGGTGACTGGTTCGTCGCCTCCGACCCGCTCCCGGTCGTCAATGACGCGACGATCTTCGGCCAGTTCCCGTCCTACACGCCGAACGTGGCGCAGCGCGTCATCTTCCTGATCGCCGCCCCGCAGGACGGCCTGTCGGCCGAGAAGCTCACCGCCCGGTTCCTCACCGCCGGATCGGTCGCGCGGATCGACCTGCGCATGACCGCGGGCGGCGGCATCCGTACGACCGTCTACGACCCCGAGGACGTCTCGCTCTACACGAACCTGTCGACCGACGCGTTCAACGGCCACCCGCACATGCTCTCGGTATGGATGGAGCAACAGGGCGCGAACGTGTTCGTCCAGGTCGCCCGCTTCGAGGTCGGCGCGTCGACGGCGTTCATCATCGCCGAGACCACGCTCGCCTCACGCACGTTTTCCCGGTTCACCATGGCGTTCCTCGGGTCCACCGATGATGTGCAGGGCACCGTCTACGGTCACCTCGCGCTCCTGAACGGCGACGTCCACAACGTCTGGGACGTCGCCCGCAACGCCCTCGTCGCCTGGGCCGGGGAGCGCGGCACTGACCGGCTCCTGCGCCTGGGCGCCGCGGAGGGCTTCCCCGTCCGCCTCACCGGCGCCGGGGAGACGCCCACCATGGGCCCGCAGCTATCGAAGACGTTCGTCGAGCTCGCCCGCGAAGTACCGGAGACCGACCTCGGCATGTTCGCCGACGCGGACGGCGACGCCGGGGCGCTCTCCTACCGGCCCGCGCGCTCCATGCAAGGTCGCCCCGTCCTGACCATCCCCTACGCGATCCTCACGCCGCCGCCGCTCCCCGTCGACGACGACCAGGGGACCGCGAACCGGATCATCGTCAAGTCCGTGAACGGCATCGAGTTCACCGCCGAGGACACGACCTCGACCATGTCGACCGCCCCGCCGCCCGCGGGCGTGGGCCTGTACGACCAGTCGAAGAACATCAATGCGGGCACGCCCGAGGAAGCCGCCTACAACGCCTGGTTCCGCCTCGCCCTGGGCACCATCGACGCCTCGCGCTGGCCCGAGCTCGTCCTCAACCTCGCCAACCCCGCCGTCGAGCCCTACATTGACGCCATCCTCGCGCTGCGCCTGGGCGATATCCTCCGCATCACCGACCTGCCGCCGGGCATCCCGCCAGGCCCGGTCGACCTCATCGCGAACGCCATCGCCGACGACATCACACGCGCTCAGCACCTCGTGAAGATCACCGCCGGGCCCGCCGACATCTGGGGAGCCACGAACGCCTGGGCCGCCGCCACGGGCGCCCCTGCGGGCGTCGCGCGCTGGTCCCCGGCCAACACCTACCGCGCCGGATCGGCGATCAACGCCACGCAGACGTCCATCAGCTTCACGCACGGCGACGCGCGCCCCTGGACCACCGACCCCGCGGACTTCCCGTTCGACATCATGGTGGGCGGCGAGCGCATGACCGTGACCGCGATCGCCGCCGGGACGACCCTCCAAGTGTTCACCGTCGTCCGCGGCGTCGACTTCGGCGGCGTCGGCATCGCCCATCCCGTCAACACCCGCGTCGAGCTCGCCGAGCCCTTCGTGTGGGCCCTGTAGGAGGAACCCATGGCAATCGTCCCCGGCGCCCCGGCGCGAGCCGCCGACATCGCCGCCATGCAGCAGACCGGAACCGAGCTCATCACATTCTCGACGCTCGACTCCTTCACGACCACCGTCACGTTCCCGACCCCGTTCACGTCGGCGCCGGTCATGGCCGCCCCGAACATCAACACGGGCGCGGGCGCCGCGGGACGATGGGACTCCCGCGCCATCAACATCACCAACACCGGCTTCACGCTCTGGGTGTTCTCCAACGCCTCCGGCGCGACCTCGTCATGGTCGAACATCCCCGTCCAATGGCTCGCCGTCGTCGACGTCGTATAACCGTCGTACGCTGCGGGTACTGTCAGAACATGAGCACCGCAGCGTACAAGGAATGGGTGGAGGCCGGACGGCCCTGGAAGAAGGCGAAGCCCATCGCGCACATCGAAGCGTGGGCCCGCCGCAACGGCGTCGGCGTCCTCGGCACGATCGGGAACAACGCGCACCTCACCAGCAACCGACCCCAGGACCACACCCCGTTCAGCACC